CCACCTAAGAATGCAAACTGCTCAAGTAACTTGTACGCCTTAGCTACAAACGCATCGTCCTTGGGCGTGTCTGTGTAGTTACATATAACACTAGCCACGCTGACTAGGCTTGTTGCAAGTACATACAGGTCTAATAAATACTCCATTACCAAGGTGTCCCAGTGGCTACAGCAGGAGCCTTAAGCGCTTCTATCTGTGAGGCTATAGAGGCTTCAATAGCGTCAGCATCTACGTCAGCCTTTACCCATCCGATAGCCTGAGCTTCTGTGATGTCTGCATAGGCTGTGTAGCCTTCAGCAGTGCTGTCAGGGGTGAAGCCACAAGTGCCATAGCTAGTGCCTGAGTGGTCGCCATCTACGTCTGATGCGCGCCAATGTGCTACAACTACACCGTCATCTGATGTGTTGCGTTCTAGGGTTGAGATTGTCCAAGTTACTGCCATAAGTTATACTCCTGCTTCTAAGGTTTCAATTCTTGCGATAGCTTCTTGAAGTGCCGCAACTAATAGTGGTACAAGTTTGGCTTGATCTATGCCCTGCATGTCTGGAACGCTTCGTGTACCCATAACAGCTTCTACAGCTTCTGTGGTGATGTTGTCATCTTCATCTCTGACTTCTTCTACTGCCGCAGTGACTTCGTACTCTTCGTCACGCATAGCGTCTTTAGTGCCTGTGGCGCACTCAGGAACTACTTCCTGTGCTTCGTGAGCTAGGAAGCCGTCTACGGTTGTATCTGAATCTGCAATGAAGTTGAAACGGCTAGGCTTGAGTGCCTTAACGCGGTCTATAGAGCCTGTCATTGGGACTACGTTTTCTTTTAGGCGGTAGTCTGATGAGGTGTTGTAGGCTGTTGCAGAGCCATTGGTTGTTATAGCACCAACAAGAGTTGTGTTATTATAAAATAAATTAAGTAGAGAATATCCAGTATTATTAACTGAAACAGCCAATCCAACTGTTGTTCCTGTTGCGAGATTATATTGTTTTGCATTACCACCTGAAGGAGTATTGCCCGTAGTCCCCACCAACAGGTTGCCTGTAAGAACATTTACGTTGCCGTCTGCCCCCACCGTAAAATCTCGTGAATACCCACCACCATAAGAATCAACAGCTAAACCATATTGAGCGCCTGTTGCATAAGTAGTTGCTCTTATTCCATACCCAGAAGTATTGGTGTTTGTAAAATCGCCTACTAGACCTGTACTAGATACTGACCCTACGACAGACCCAACATTTGCAGTGCCTGATAGGTGGATGTCTCTGAATCTTGATCCGCTGAACCCTAAGTCATCAAGGCCATCCCTATTAACCCCTGCTGGTGTCACTGGGTTCATCGTGCTATTGGTTGCGTTATAGTAGTTCATATGTAAGCCAACATACTTACCTGCGTAGTATGTTGATACGCTTCCTGTACCAATAGACCCTACAGTTATGCCGTCTTTGCGGAGGTTGATTATCTCACCGTCATTATCTAGTTTGTTAAGATAAAGATTTGCGTTAGCAGAACTACGGGCTGACTGTATAACGCCGCTCTGGTCTATAGAAGCACCTGCGCCGCTGTCTGTATAACCTACGTCTGTCTGAGAAGTACCCACCAACACGTTGCCTGATGCGTCTATGCGCATGCGTTCGCCACCGTTAGTTGTAAACCCCAAAGCATGGTTTGTGCGAGTTCCGAAATAACCTATGCCCCCAGAAGTACTCAGGTAATGTTCTAAGTCTACCGTGCCGTTGCTCACTACTAGCTTTGCATTTGCATCTACAAAAGAACTAGTCCCGATCCCTACGCGGCCTGATGAGTCTATGCGCATGCGTTCTGCCAAACTGATAGCGGCATTTGCACTACCTGAAGTCTGGGAAAACCATTGATGTATACCAGCTTCTTGTTTGTAAGCACTTGATTGATCTGCTGTTACATTTGCAAAAGCACCTGTACTTTGTTTAATGTACATATTATCTGTAAGCCAAGTACCATAAAGCCCACCTGAATTAGAACTTTCAGAAATAAGTGTCCCTTTTTCACCTATAAAGAATTGCGACCAACTTGTATGAGAACCTGAAGGTGGTATTTTTTTAAAACCAATTGCACCTGATGAGTCTATGCGCATTTTTTCCCCGTTGCCGACTGCAAACTGCATACTGTTTGAATCATGCGCGTAATTAATGTAACCAACATACGCGTTAGCAGAAGCACCATCACCAAAATGAATTGTGTTAGCACCGTTTGTCGGGTTAGCGAACATTTGAATTAACGATTGACCAGAACTAGTGTCGCCAACACTAAGCGAATCCATCGTGGCTGTGCCAGTAACGTCTATGCCTGTGGAGGTGGTGGCTAGTTTGGGGGCGTTGTCGTGTCTTAATGTGACTGCACCATCAGCAATAAAATCTGCATAAGATTTTGTCCCTGCGGTGTTAGTAAAATAAGTATGATCACCACGGATCAGCAACGAACCTGCACCGCTTTCGGCAATAATGGAATTATAACCATCATGATAAATCTGTAAATCATCACCAGTACCGAACGTAGCCTTGTCGTTGTCGCCTAGTGCAATGCCACCGTTAGCTGTGATTTCTCCTGTGACCGTAAGGGTACTCGCCATATCCACAGCGCCCAGTGGATTAGTACCTAGCTCGACAATAGCGCCTGAAGCATTCTCAGTATACAAACGCTTATCCGTGACGTTAACCGCTAACTCGCCTTGTACAAGATCACTTGCTGTTGGCGCTGCTGAAGCTGTGCTGCTGTTCTTAGTTACTATTTTTGTTGCCATTTTTAAATACCTTTAGTAAGTGCCGCCTAGTAGCGTACCAGTAGTCATGTTGTCTGCGTTTAAGGTTGAGTTAGATTGTAAAGCTGAGTCTGCCTTTGTGCCTTGCGCTGCTGTAGCATAAGCACTAGCTGCTGTAGTAGCAACATCTCCTAAGCCCAATGTAGTCCTAGCTGCACCTGCGTTAGCATCATCTATCAGCGTAGCGCCATAGGAAGACACTGTAGAGGCCACTAGAGCGTTGTCTGCCTTAGTTCCCTGAGCAGCCGTGGCATATGCACCAGTTGCTGTTGTAGCCGCTGTACCTAAGCCTAGAGTGCTTCTGGCTGCTGCTGCGTCTGCGTCATCTACCAATGTAGCACCGTAGGAAGACACTGTGGAAGCCACTAGAGCATTGTCTGCCTTTGTGCCTTGGGCTGCCGTAGCATAAGCACTGGCTGCTGTAGTAGCTACTGTACCTAGACCTAGTGTAGTCCTAGCTGCTCCGGCATTTGCATCATCTATTAACGTAGCACCAAAAGATGATACAGTAGATGCTACTAAAGCATTATCTGCCTTTGTGCCTTGGGCTGCTGTAGCATAAGCACTGGCTGCTGTAGTGGCTGCTGTGCCTAAGCCTAACGTAGACCTAGCTGCGGCAGCATCTGCATCGTCTACAAGTGTAGCACCGTAAGATGAGACTGTAGATGCCACAAGAGCATTGTCTGCTTTTGTGCCTTGGGCTGCTGTAGCATAAGCAGAGGCTGCTGTAGTGGCTACTGTACCTAAGCCTAAGTTGCTACGTGCTGTAGAAGCACTTGCTAAGTCAGAAAGATTGTTAGCTTTAAGTGCAGCATTAGCCAATGTACCAGAGGCATCAGACGCGCTGCTTGCGGCTGCTGTGGCTGAATTAGCTGAAGCAGTAGCAGAATTAGCTGATGCCGTAGCAGAATTAGCTGATGCCGTAGCTGAGTTTGCTGAGGCTGTAGCAGAGTTGCTTGAATTAGTTGCGGAAGTACTAGCTTCTGAAGCTTTGCTTGTAGAAGTACTTGCGGAAGTGCTAGAGCTTGATGCACTAGCGGCTGCGTCACTTGCTTTCGTAGTAGCTATGACAGCTTGTGCTGTAACTAATGATAGCGTAGCGTCCGAATTAGAATCACCTGCACCACCGTCACCTCTAAATATAGCCATTAATAGCTCCTAAGAAAACAAAAGAAAAGGAAGGAGGGACTCCTAAGAATCCCCCCTAGTTTGTTACTTAGCCATTTACAGCTAGAACAAGACCTGCTTCTGGACGTAGTACCTGAGTACCGTATAGAGTGTCAGCAGTATAAAGAGTACCTAACCACTCTTGCTTGTACTGAGTCTGAGAGCGAATAGCTTGTTGCTCTGCTAGAACCATTGCGTCTTTGTGGAACAACATAGCACCTTTAATGTCACCACCTGCTGAGTTAGCGGAAGCAGTTTCAATGATAGGGCAGTTGCTAGAAACAAATACGTCAATGCCGTATAGGTTGCCAATCTGACCATTCTTAACACCGCGTCCATCTACAAAATCAGAAGACATATAACGATCAATGCCCATGATAGCGTTACGGAGTGAAGGAGGTACAACAAAGCTACGTCCGTCCATTGGGGTGTCTGCATCGTCAAGAACCTGAATAGCAGCACGGAAACCTGCGTCAGTGAATACGTCACCGGCAGCTACAGTGTCAACTGCATAAGCAGTAAGACCAGTAGAAGCGTCAAAGAAACGACAGTTGCTGTGAACATAGTCAGAACCAGAACCGTTGTCATCTCCAAACTTCTTACCCAAAGCAAACAAGTCATCATCTACTTGCTTGGCTAGGCCATAACCTGCATCGCCTGTGTAGAACTGACGGAGAGAAGCTAGAGCTTGTACTTCAGTGATGTCTTCAATGATACGAGAGAACTCAAAGTGCTTGTCAATGTTTACAAGGACTTCAGACTCAACATTCATTTGTACAGTTACAGCAGTGTTAGCTGCCTTAGCAGTAGCAACGCCACGTATAGGCTTAGGGATATGAATGGTATCGCCTTTCTTGCCTGTCATGCTCATTTTCTTAACGAGGTTAGCTAGGGTTAAGTTTTGCTTGTATGCAGCAATAACTTCGTCACTCCAAATTTCTGGAATAAACTTAGCTGCGCTAGTGTTGTCTACGAAACCGCCTGTGGCGGGATATACTGATGTTGCCATGATAATACTTCCTTAAAGAGTTTAGTTTCGGACTCTTCCATCTTGATACGCTTGCATGATCTCGTCACTCAAGGATAAATATCTTTCTGGATCGTCCTGCATAAGTTTAATAATGTCTGAACGTCTGTAGACTTTTCTTGAAGCTGCTTCACCGCTACCTTGTGCATTTCCATTAGAGGCTTCTTTAATTGCAGTTTTACGGCTTGCTTTTTCATTAGCAACAGTCTGAGCTACTGTTCCTTGACGTTCCTTCCATGTAGTGAAAAGTTCATCAGCGGCTTCATAGTCATACTGTGAATCTGCCTGTGCAAACAATTGTGTACGAATCTTTGATCCTTTTATCCAATCAACAAACTTTGCGTCAGATAGAATGTTGCTCATGTCAGGGTGTCGTTGTTGTAATTGACCCTGTGCTGTAGACTTTCTATACTGTTGAGTTACGGCTTCTGCTTGTTTAATTGAAGGATGATTCTTAATTGCTCTTTCAACTGCTTTGTCAGGATCAGAGAAAAAATCTATTTCTTCTTCAGGTTGTTCATTTTGTTGTGGTGTGGTGTCGAGTTGTGTCTGAATGTAGTTATCAACAACTGATCGTAATTCCCCCACTTCACTGCTTTGTCTTCCTAGTAGCTTTTCAGCTTCTTGGTGCATCCTTACAATATCAGCAGTTGACTTTCCTTTGTACTTGTCGGGGATGTCTTCTTCTTGGGGAGTTTCCTGTAACTCAGGTTCCGCTGTAAGTTGACTTATTTGTTCTTCGTTGTTAATTTCTTCTTCTTCTTGACGCTCGTCTATTAGTGTTGCCATTATTAAACTCCGTGAGTAATCTCATTATGGAGGTGTATTATACAAAGCTTCTAAATTAAGAGTTGGCCTTGCGTTCTAGTTGTAGTTTTTGCTCTCTGTTCTTCATCCATTTTCTAGTGGAGCTTTCAAAGTCACCGGAAATAGGATCAAGTTTTGATCGCACAGCACTTACAATTCTGTTTGCTTTTTTGCCGCAGTCTAAACAAGAAATATGGGTACACTCAGAATCAGTGTACCTTTCATTTGTATGTCCATCTTCACAGCGAAACTCATAGATGGCTCTCATTACTCTTCTTCTAACTCTGCTGCTTCAATACTTTCTTCTGCTGCAACTATTTGCTGCTCTAAATTTATAATGCTTGCGACAATGGACATTTGCCCCTTACGGAAGTACATGTCGTTTGCATCTTTAGTAGCTTCAATAGAATTAATATTCATTGCGTTGTTTGTTAGGTCTTGTACTAAAAGTTTAAAACCTTCGCTTGCAAACAAACCGCGATATGTGTTATAATATTCTTCAAGTTCTTTATCTTTCATTTACTGTTTCTCCATAAGGACAGTTATTAAAGTAGTTACTCTACATATTATAGCATATTATAAAGTAAAAGTCAAGCTATTTCTTTACTGTTTTCTTCTTTTTAGGTGTCTTATAAATAGAATCCCAATTACTTCCAAACTTCTTTGAGTCTGTTTTTCTTTGAGTACTTCCTTTACCACCGTGAGTTTGACCCTTCACTTTTTCTTAGCCTTTTTCTTTGCAGCTTCTTTCTTACGGTAAGCCTTTTTACCTGCATCATCTCTTAAGGCTTGTATAGCAGCTTTAGCTTGCTTGTCCGTCAAGGGCATTGATTTTGCACGTTTAGCAGGTGGTCTACCTACCTTGCTACCGTATGTACCTTTACCTTGTGGCATCTTATTTCCTCTTGGTTGTTTTGGAAGCTTTCTTAAACGCTTTTGCAGTTGGCGCACCTTTGGCTCCTGCTTTCCTCATTTTCTCTTTAGAACCTGCTGCAATACGTTTTCGTTTAGCGTGGATATTATCATATAGCCCTGCCATTACTTTCTCCTAGACTTAGCACCGGAACATTTCCAACGCTTACGTGATAAGTTGTTAGGGGTGTTAGGGTCGTTCTGTTTCTCTTTAGATAGACCCTTCTTAATACCAAGGCTTCTAGCGCAGTATGCATCACCTTTAGATGTACCTGCTTTTACCCTTGAACCACCACCTTTAGCTTTACCTGCCTGACCATAGCTAACTTTCTTACCGCTAGATGTAATCTTAACCTTAGCCTTACCTTTTGCCGGAGTAGTTTTAGCCATTGTTCTTACCTTCTTTAGCGGCTACTTCTCTTTCCTTAAGTAGTTGCTTAGAAATTTCAAGACGCTTTTGGAACTCTTTGTCATCAGCATCTCCTGCCTTAAGGTTAGTCGTAACAGCTTTAATCCTATCAATCTCAAGCTCCTGCGGTATAACCTGCGCTTCAACAGTAAGCTTCTGCGCCCTTGCTGCTGACTCTTGTGCTTGTCCGTTAAGTGCAGCAGACTGAGAAGCTTGGAAAGCCAACTGTGCTTGCTGTGCTGCTTGTTCAGCTTGTTGTGCAGCTTGCTGTGCTTCAGGGTTAGGAGTATTGGCTTGCTCAAGCGTTCTAATAAGCTCTTCACGATTAGATAGGTTCATGTTGTCAATAATAGACATAACCAACTTAGGATACATGGGGGTGTCAGGTGACATGGTTTGTAGCAACTGGACTAGCTGAGTTACTTCGTACTCACGCGCAATAATACCTAGTGAGCTAGAGGTATGGAACTTGTAGTCAGCTACCGGATACATCTCAGGCTCAAACTGCATATAACGCCAAGCTGCTTTCGTAACAAAAGGAATAATAAAAGACTCTTGGAAGTTAATTAAAGTACGCTTGTGTCTCTTAATGATAGCACCAAGGGACATAGAGATACCTGCGGCTGTAGCATCACCGTTAATGCCACCGGATATACCACCGGAGTCAACAGCACCTGTAGCTGTCTGTACCATCGTCTGTAGAGCTTGCGCTTGTGCAAAGGTAATCTGACTAACATTACCAAAGTTAAACGGCTGTAGTATCTCAGAAGGATTACCGTTGGTTAGTATGGTTTTTCCCGGCTGTATGGAGGGTTTTGCGCCTCTAGGCATACGTGAGGCATCCATTGCCATCATAGGGTGTATGGTGAGTGCAAGAGCGTCTATTCTAGCTCGTATTTCGGTGTCTAACGCCTTTTGAGAGTTATACCCTTTCTCACATACCCCTCTGCCCCAGAAACGGCTAGGAACAACATCCCATGGGAATGCTACGATAGGTCTGTCCTGCATCATGTAGGGGTTTTCGGAAGCTTTAAGCAACGTGCCACCATTAGCTATAATAACTACAGCTTCTACATAGTAAGAAGCATCATCTTCGTTTTCATCTGAACCTAAATCAACAACTTCTTCTTCTTCTGCATCTTCATCTTGCATTGCTTTCTCAAGCAAGTGACGAGGGACTAAACCGTAGTACTTAGTAAGACGTACTTTGTCATCATCAAAGCTAGTTAGGTCTTGATCTGGCTCAATATCAAAGTCAGGACTAGCTGACACAATATCAACGTCCCTGTACACTCCGCTTTCCTGTAGCTGCTCTACTAGGTGCGAGGACACAAACTCATCAATAGCACAACCTAAGGCTGAATCAACATCAGTAGCTACAGGATCAATAAGGAAGTTCTGGGGCATTACAGGACGTAGTTTAATACAGGTACGATCACGTATAGTGACACCTACGGCTTGTAATTCACCACCCATAACTGGTTGAGTAGCAGGTGCCATCTCTTTTTCTTCAGATAAGACAACTTCAGCAATGCCTGTGCCAAATACAGCAGCGTTTATAAGACATTCTGCTACACCTTTACGTACTTTGTTCTTTTTAAAGTCTTGGTCAAGATGTTTACGTAGCATCTCAATGTCTTGACTATCTTGATCGTGTATGTCATCTTTAATGTCAAACCACTTGCCTCGACCAAAGGTAGCTTCCTCTAATTCCGCTACTGAGGACTCTACTGCTTGTTGTAGGGCAGGAGTAATAATTTTAGAGCGTTCTGTTTCTCTTGTTCTATCTTCTATAGACCACTGTCCTCTCCACAAACGGTAATATTCTTCAAACCTTTGTGCATAGTTAGCTTCGTAATGGTCACGCCAAGAATCACACTTAGTAATTACCCAATTCTCTAGGTCTTGTTCTCTAGTAAAGTCTTCTCTATCTTCTAACATAGTTAATACCCTGCGTATTTGTCTAGGAATTCGTATTCTTCTTCTTCATAATCATAAGCATAAGAAACTTTTGCAAGTTGATCTATGTATGCTAAGGCATCTATTAAGTCATCGTGGACTAAATGGTTAGGAAATTGAAATAACTCGTCTAAAAACTGACTGTTCCACTTACCTTTGTTTAATGTAATGTTACCATGCTCAAAGCGGCCTTGTAAAGCCCACACAATCCTATCTATTTTCTTTTTATTACCGTGTGTAAGTTCTTCTACTCTAAAAAACCGTTGATTCTTTTTCATTTGATCGTTTAAGTAGGGGTGTACAGCGTTCTTTAAAGCACCTTTCTCAATGCCTACAGCTAGTGGACGGTAGTCTCTAACTGCTTCAAAGATTTTCCTAGCAGTCTCTTCTACGCCCCAACGCCCATGTATAATATTAGCAACCCACCAACCATCAACACCTGCTTTAACAACCGCAATAGCCGTTTGGTCAAGTCTGCTTGTCTTAGTAGTTACTTTCTGTACGTCAGCAAAACCTGCCAAATCTACTGCAATGTAAAACTCACCTTCTTTAGGTTCATCTTCACTAAACTTGACATCATCTTCCTTAAACAGTTCACTACCGTGAGCCTCAAAGGATGCCATGAACTCCTGTCGGAAGGAAAAAGCTGACATTGACTTCTCAGCGGCTCTAATCTCGTTAGGGTCTAGCAGTGGGTTATCAAAGCTTGTAAAGTGATAACCTACAAAGGTATCGTCTTCACTAATGGTTGCGTATGAATATAGATCATAGAAGTGGTTGCGACCCATTGGCGTACCAATGAACATTGCATCACCCTTCTGATCCGCAAGAGCCGGACGTAGGATTTGCTCCCACACCTCTGGCTTCATATCTGCGTACTCATCCATGACTAGGAACTTAAGGCTGACACCACGCATGGTTTCCGGCCTGTCTGCGCCCTTAAGTGTCAGGAGTGCGCCATTAATAAACTTGATCTGTAAGTTATTAACATGACTTGAAGAGATAACAGGGTTGCCTAGCTCTAGCAGCATCTGCCACATGATGTCCCTAGCCTGTCCCTGTGTAGGAGCTACGTAGAACACCTGACCCTTCTTAGCTGACAAACAATTAAGTATTAATGCCCAAGCAGCCAATCGTGACTTACCTGTACGCCTACCTGCTGCTATGACCTTAAAGCGTGTCTTGTCTTCGTATACTGTTTGCTGCCAAGGTAGTAGTTCAACCTTTAAATCAGCCAAACTAGTACGTCCACATTACAGGAGACTCGTTAGTGTCCAAGTCGCGGATGTCAACATGAATAAAGTTAGAAGCAACTCCGATTCCTGAAAAGCCCATTTTAATAGCTTCCTCAACAATCTTGTAACGCTGTGTTCCGTTGCTAACTTTAATGTCTGCGGCAATACCTTGGGCATGAGTTCCTAAATTTTCCTTGCTTCGTTCAATGGGATGGTCTTTTGATCTAAAACCACTTGTTATTATAAAAGGGAAACCACAGACATCGCGCAAGCTATCAAGTTTTATTAAGAAATCATCTTTAATTTCATTCTCACCTGTGTACTGACAGGCAAACTCTGCTTTAGCAAAGTACTTTAGCTCTTTATCAATGCTCGACATCTGTGTAGTCCCCTTCAATGGGTTCTTGTTCGTTACCAGAGATGATAGTAGTTTCTCCACCAACACCAGTAATTGATATATTAATTGCACTCTTGCCACCAGTTGCTTTATCCTTCTCAAAGT